CTTCGTTAGCAGTCCAAGCACCACCCAGTGAAGCGTGTTCACGAGCAGTGATCATAAAATCAAATCCTGTCTCTGCTCGTTTAATCTTGTCAGCCCAACTTAAGATGCTGTAGTTTTGTTCAACTGAACGATTGTTGTATGCGGCCAGTTGAGTAGGGCAAGTGGTAGCGTTGCGACTAAACACTTGTTCTTCTGTCCAGTTACTAATAGAATTTTGTACGATCAATGTCCAGCCACCGCCAAGTGTGGTCATGTCACAATAGACTTGAAACGGATCACCGTTGTTGATAGCATCATTCTGTATCCAGTAAACACCATCTTCTGAATCTGGATAGTCTTGTTTAATTTGCCACGCACTGGTACTGTATTCTTCTATAGTCTTGCCAGTATGAACGCCTAACGCAATACTACGTGCTTTACGTTCTGCTCGCTCACGTGCTAGTACAGCAATTTCTTCTGCTCTTAATTTGTCAATTAATGTTTTTCTATCATTGGGTTCTAGTGTTTCGTAATAGTCCAACACAGTTTCGTTGTTTACAACTGTGTTGGTAGTGTTAACGGTATCTGTGTTTTGTAACGAGTCGTGTAGTGTATCGAAGTTTTCATTAACAGTGTTAATAACCTCTACTAAGGGATTAGCAGGATGTAAGTCGTAGAGTTCTAATTTCTTAAATGTCATAGGATTCTCAAAGTTTTCATTGACAGTATTAATAACTTCAACTAGGGGATTGGCAGGATGTAAGTCGTAGAGTTCTAATTTCTTAACAGTCACAATATTTCCTCTTACCAGCTAGTTCCGGTCCATGCTACCCGGACCCAGATGTCAGTTGTATTATTAACATAGTCTGTTTTACAATAGTAAATGTAAGGATCAGAAAATACTACCATTCCTTCCTTGTCTCCGGCAGCACCATAACTACGTGCTGGTACAGTCCCGTTAGGAAACATAGTCCTACCAGCAGCTCCATCAAACAACCATTGTTTTGCACTTCCTGCAGATGTGGCTCCTGCTAACAATTTAATATTTGCATTGGCCTTTTGCGCAAACAATACCAATGCTGTAGCATCAAGTTCTTTAATAACTGCTTCGGTATATGAGTTAGTTGGTAATGCTAGTTCACCATCGGTGTCGAGGCTAAGTGTTTTGCCACTGTTGACCAAACTACTGAAGCTGGTTGGTATAGTGGGCTTGTTGAGCACAACACCTAGTCCACTAACTGCGTTCCAATCTGTTTGTATCTGTGCGGCTGGTATTGTTGGGGTTCCTGTTACGCTTGAATAAGCTACACTGCCAGTCCAGGCTGTGGTCTGAACTGTGTTGTTGGGAAATGTTAGATCACCACCCAATGTCAAATTGCTGGTAACGGTAGTAGCTTGATCAATCACAATAGCTGTGCTGTCTGTGGTACTTAGTGTACTGCCCGTGAACTCAAATGCCCCTAGATTTAAAGGGGCCACATCTAATCCTAATGCAGTGTACAGTTCTGTGAAGTTTCTATTAATTTTATCAAATGCAAGTCGTAGACTGTCGCCGCTTCGGTCATTTGCTGCTGCGCCTAAATTAATTGATTGTTTAGCCATTGTCGTTCATTCCACTAAGTTTGATTATATCCATAACTGTATATTTATCGGTTAAATAACATTACTATGATTAACAAAGAACCATTCAAACATCTAATTAAAGACTTCAAAGACACTGGAAAGTATCGTGTGTTTAACGACATTGTCCGCGAAAGGGGCGAGTTTCCCAAAGCAATTTGGTACGGTCCTTACAACATTAAAACTATAGTTAATTGGTGTTCAAACGATTACCTGGGTATGGGACAGAACAAATATGTGCTCGACGCCATGCACACCGCCTTAGATCAAACTGGCGCAGGCTCGGGTGGTACTCGCAACATAGGTGGCAACAGTCACTATCATGTGGCTCTAGAACACGAATTAGCCATGCTACACAGCAAGAGCAAAGCTCTGTTGTTTAGTTCAGCTTACGTAGCCAACGAATGGTCTATGATTGCCCTATCTAAAATTATTCCTAATATACAGTTCATCAGCGATTCTAACAATCACAACAGTTTGATTGTAGGCATCAGTCATAGCAGAGCAGCAAAGGCTATCTTCGAACACAACAATCTAAAAGATCTAGAAGATAAACTAGCTAACGCTACCCTAGTAGGGCATACTCCTTGCATTGTGTTTGAGTCAGTGTACTCGATGGATGGTGATGTTGGCATGATCAAAGAGATCTGTGACCTAGCAGACAAGTATGGTGCTATCACTTATATCGACGAAGTACATGCGGTAGGACTCTACGGAACCCACGGAGGTGGAAAAGTAGAAGAACTCGGACTAGAGTCTAGGATTGATATAATCAATGGAACCCTGGGCAAGGCGTTTGGAGTCCAAGGCGGCTATATTGCTGCCGATGCAGACATCGTCGATGCAATCCGTTCAGTTGCTGCAGGATTTATCTTTACAACATCAATTAGTCCTGTGAGTTGTGCAGGAGCTCTTGCCGCTGTTAAGTATCTAAAGGATCATAACGAAGTTAGAGAAAAGCATCAAGAACGTGCTCGCAAACTAAAACATCGATTGACTGCCAACGGCATACCTGTTATGGAATGCAGCACCAGCCACATTGTTCCTGTGTTTGTAGGAGATGCTAAACGTGCTAAAGCTATGAGTGACGAGCTGTTACATGAACACGGCATCTATGTACAAGCAATCAATAGTCCTACAGTAGATGTAGGAACGGAGCGGTTACGTTTTGCACCTACTCCGTTTCATGATGATGGTATGATTGAAGATCTAATCGTTGCTCTTAAAGACGTCTTTAATAAGTTTGGTTAGACTGTAAGTAATTAAAGTATTCTTTAACACCGTCTTCAACATTAACAAATCCTTTAACATCAACACCTGCACTTTCTAGATATTCTGTAGAAGCGCAGGTGCTCTTTTGATACTGTGCCCGTAAATCTTCCGGCATAGGAATATAAACTTCAGCACCTGGAATTAAATCTAAACAACAATTGGCAACATGTTCAAAGCTCACAGGAACTCCTGTACCTAGATCATATACTCCTTCTTTGTAATTGTTTAAAAAGTGATAGACTGTACGAGCAACATCTTCTACATAGATAAAGTCTCTAAAGTATTCTTCACTATGTTCAAATATCTTGATTGACTTTGTTTCAGTAAGTTGCTTGTGCCATTGGTACGGAGTACTTGCCATACGCCCTTTGTGATATTCGTTTGGACCATAGACGTTGAACAGTCTAAGAACAACTCCGTTAATAATATCTTGTTCGCTGGCCAGTTTACTAAACGCATAATGATTTAATGGGCCGTTGCCGTTGCCGTATATTGCTGCTGAGCTTGCAAAGATAAATTTAGTGTCAGTCTCTGCACATAGGTTGTGCCATCTACGAGTACTGGCAACATTTGTTTCGTAGATACTGGCCCAGTCTCGTTCCAGTGTTGAACTGTTAGCACCAAAGTGTATGACTGCGTCAAAGTCCTTGGGGTCTAATACATATTCTTTTGTCGAGTATAAGCCATAGTATTTTTTACCTATCAAGTTCTTATATTGATCACCTGAGGGTAAGTCATCAAATAAGTAAACATCTTTGATGCCTTGTTTGTTTAGGTATCCTAATATCACACTGCCGATGAAGCCGCCTGCTCCTGTTAATGCTATCATTTTATTTCCTCTGGTCTGGGAGCATATACTCCTACATGTTGTACTGTTACACTAGCGGCTTTGTTAGCAAATTTAACAGCATCAGGCATGTTGTTAGTTTCTAAAAACTTGTAGGCAAGTGCGGCTAAAAATGTATCGCCGGCACCACATACATCAGTCACATCACCTACAATCTCAGCGGAATAGACCCAACCATTCCATACTGCACCGTCTCCGCCGTGTGTTACAATCAAATGTTCTGGGTTAGGTAAACTTGTTGCACGACTTTTTTCTAGTGCATTGATCTTGACATAACAACCTGAGAGTCTTGCTAAGTCTGTTTTCTTTGTGTCAACAAAGATAGGCACGTTCACTTCTTTAACTAGTTCTTCAATAAGTTCGTAGGTCACTGTGCCTTTGTTGTAGTCACTGATCACAATGGCATCATACCCGGACGGTATTGCTGTTTCAAATGTGATAGGGTCGCTGGCAACATCTTTATCCATACGCAATAATTGTTGCTTGGTACGTGCATCAATCAGCCTATTCTTCTCGCTGGTTTTACCGTGTAGAAAGTTAACTGTACATCCTAATGCTTCTAGATTTTTACACACATTACCAGCCATACCATCTTTGTGAATAGTATAGTGCGGTTCAAACACAGGAACCGGTGCTTCGGGACTGATACGATTTACATAACCATAAGTGTAAATGTCGTGACAGTCATCCCCGATCAATAATACGTTGTATGATGTTGGTTGTTGAGTATTCATCTATTCTCTCAAAATATTCTATGCGTTTGGCATATTCGCTGCCTATCACAGTCTTGCCCTTCCAGTCACCACCTACCATCATAACAGCAGGTCGGAACTGTTTGACCAGCATAGCAAGTTCTTCATCGCTGTCAAATATCTGTACTTCATCTACAGCCTTTAGATTAGACAGCATTGCTCTACGTTCGCCTGCAGGATTAATAGGACGAGTTGGCCCTTTAAGTTCAGCTACACGGTTGTCACTGTCTATGGCAACTATCAAGTAGTCGCCCATGCTACGAGCTGTGTTTAATAATTTAATGTGCCCGGAGTGCAGTATATCAAAGGTACCGTTTACAAATACAGTTGTCATGGCATCGATTCTACAAACGCTGCAAGATCATCAAACACTTTAGTTCTACGTTTGATATCCCTATAGGTCCATTTGTTTAATTCTTTTTCTGTTTCTAGTCCGTAGCCTGTGCGAACAAGAATAGGTTTGGCACCCATACGGATCGCTGCTTTAAGATCTTTAATCTTGTCGCCCACATAGTAACCTTCTTTAAACTTGATGTCCGGATTTTCTTTCTCGCATCTTTTAAACATGCCAGTGTTGGGCTTGGCAAAAGGATCTTCCTTGCGACTGCTTGCACTATAATACAATGCATCAATGCTGAAACATCCTGCTGCTCCTAGCAGTTCAAACATATGCGTATGTAACACTTCAACATCAGTTTCAGTGTACAGCCCTTTTTCAATACCGCCTTGGTCTGTGATAATTACAATCTTATAACCTTTGCGACGAAGATCACCTACTGCTTCCAAGCTGCCTGGAATTGGTTCAAAGTCTTCTATCTTGTAACAATATGTTCCTAGGTCTTTGTTTAGAACTCCATCACGATCTAAACCAATTACGCACTTGGTTCTGAATTCACCACCACTCCAAGATATTTTAGGCTGTTGACTTTGTGTTACCACTTTGACTGTCTCCTGGGATTATTCTATAATTGTCTTCGACCGAGTCGGGTGTGCTAACTTCAAACACCATACTGTTTGGTTTCATGGCAATTAGCTGGTGCGGCATCATTGGAGGGTTTCTCCAAACATCACCGGGGTTTAACTCCCGTTCGTGATAGACTGCTGTCTTGGTATCACACCAGATAAGTTTAAACTGACCTTCATTGATAAACCAAGTTTCGTCTTTGTCTTTGTGAAAGTGCATGCTGAACTTTGCACCAACCTTTTCAAATACCATGAGCTTGCCGCAGTATTTGTCGTTGGTAGCCCAGATTAATTCAAAGCCCCAACCTTTATCTACTTTGCCTTCTAATTGTGTCATTGTCTTTTCTCAATAATTTTATCAACTAGTCCGTAGTCTAGTGCTTCTTGTGCAGACATAAACGTGTCACGATCCATATCGCGCTCGAATTCTGCATAAGTCTTACCTTTGCTGTTATGTTTAACATAAAGCTCAGTGAGAATAGTTTTCATTTTAGTGATCTCTTTGTATTGAATTTCAATATCACTTTGCATGCCTCTGCTGCCGCCGCTTGGTTGATGGATCATGTGTCGAGCATACGGCAACATAAAACGTTTGCCTGCTGCGCCTGCTTGTGCTAGGAACGATCCCATTGAGCAGGCCTGACCCATAACAAAAGTTGATACATCTGGTTTAATAAACTGCATAGTATCATAGATAGCCATTCCCGATGTAATAACACCGCCCGGACTATTGATAAACAAGCTGATCTCTTTATCTGGGTTTTCGCTTTCCAAAAACAACAGTTGAGCAACAACAGTATTGGCCATGTTGTCTTCTACAGGGCCGTTGAGCATAATGATACGTTCTTTTAACAATCGGCTGTAGATATCATAGGCTCGTTCGCCTTTGCTTGTTGACTCTACTACCATTGGGATTAATGACATTCTAGTTCCTTTGTATGATAAAAATTTAGTATACGCTAATTATTTGTCTAGGTCAACTGTAATTATCATACTAGTCCATTGCTCTTGAAGTTATCTGAGTGTATACTCTGTTTAGTTAAATACTTTTTTCATCATAGTTTAATGACCACTTTAATACTTAATGCAGACATGGGACCAATTAGCCTTCTACCTCTTTCGGTTGTAGATTGGCAGGAGTCCATACGATATATGGTTTTGGACAAAGTTGTGGTATTGGAATGGTATGACGATTGGGTTGTAAGATCGGAAAGTTGGAGTACTCGTGTTCCTGCTGTAATCATGCTTAAAGAATACCAGCGACCTAAACAACATGCTCGTCTAACTAAACGTAATATATTCTTACGAGATCTTTACATTTGCCAGTACTGCGGCATTAATTGCAAAAACGATTCAGAAGCAACACTTGATCACGTTGTGCCTTTGAGTAAGGGCGGATATAGTAATTGGACTAACTTGTCTACTGCTTGTAAGCCTTGCAATTATAAAAAAGCAGACAAAACCAAAATGAAACCAAAACAGATGCCTCACAAGCCCGATTATTGGGAGCTTGCTGAGAAGAGGCGCCAACTTGGATTCCATTATGGCCATCCTAGCTGGGCAACATATCTAGATCGATAATGGTTGACAGGATCTTAGGATCCTGTTATACTTTAGACATTATTAAACTTTAGAAAGTAAAACATGGCTTTTCAATTCACTTACGAAGACGTAACTAAAAAACCAAATCCAATGGTTAAGATTAATCCTCTTGCCCGTGGTACTGGCAAAATGGTTAGCTTACAAGATCGAGTCGACTCTCTTAATAAGAGTGCGGCGTGGAAGAAAACTATTAAGGCATGGAAAGAACAAGGTAAAACTTTTGATCTATCCCGTATGCCAAAAGTAGGTATGCGTAAGTTAGGACTGCTTTGGATTGCTGAAGACATTCAACGAGCACTTGACGAAAAACATTGCGCTAACAAAATTGCCAATCCTGCAGTATTTGATCCTGCATTGTTGCAAACAATTCAATGTATCCTAACGTCTAATGATCAAATGATCAGCATAGATGGACAGCATACTAGTTCTACTATCGCTGGTTTAATCGAAGCAGGACTTATTCCTAATAACACAGACTGGCGCGAGTTTGAGTTTCCTTTCCAATGGATCGAAACTGACAACTTGGCCTATGCTCGTCGAGCATTTGGTGTGTTGAATGGTAAGGGCAAAAAGAAACAGAGTCAGTATCAACAACTGCGTAATGCTGTGTTTATTGTTCGTATCGACAATGATCTGTCAGATGAAGAAGAAGTTGCTATTGAACGTAAGGTGTCAATTGCCGAAAAGAACAATTGCTTTCCTGTAGAGGAAGACAGCGACCTGTTGAAGTATCCAGGTACGTTTTCAAACGTGAGTACGTTTAGAAGCCTGAACGATGACGAGATCCAAACTGCCTGCGGTTGGCATAACAAATACTTTCATTATGAAGGTGTACACGTCAGCTTGTACTTTATCTTCCGTGATCTGTGTCGTGAGTTTAATGGTGCTAAACTTAAAATTACACCCAAGCTACAAGAAGAACTCGCGGCCCTGGTACAGAACCTGTTTGGTAACTTATCACAGTTCCAAGAGTCGGTCACTGAAGCACATCGCCGGTGGCATGAGAAGCGTTATGCTTATAAGGGTGTGTGGAATGATGACGCATACGCTTGTGCATTGATTCAACTTTATCAAAAGTTTGGTGGAACAGAAAAAGTTGCACCTACACTAGTTGATCGCTTTGATGACTTGATTGAGTTCTTTGACGCTGACATTATGTCGTTGGCAGATCAGACTGTAGAGGCATAATGTATTACTTCTACATTATTGTATCGGCTTTCGGTCGAATAGGGTTTGGTATTGCTCAAGATCCTAAGGAACGAAACAAACAATATTGTTCACACAGCGGCGGCGTGGTTAACTTTGTTCGACTTTATGGAGGACAGCGTACACATGCCAAAGCTCTTGAGCGTACAATTAAAACACAGTATGTTGACAATATTTGGAAGATTGAAGAATGGGAAACAGAATGGCTCAACGAGTCTATCACTGTTGATGAATTCCAAAGCTATGTTGATCAAATGATCGATGAACGTCATTTTAAATTAAAACTTGTCAAACGAGACTTTAACTTTCAGCAAGACTTATAAGTAGATACATGGAACCATGTAATATATTCGAGCAGGTAATTTGGAAGGGTCACTATGACGGTGACCTTTCCGACATAAAGAATCGAGCACTTCAAATACTAACTACCAGCGATAAGCTGAACACCAAACTTGAACGTGACGGAGCTCGTAGTTCGTCTACCGATCCAGATGCACCTCATAAATGGCGAGAAAACGATCCATTTACCGACTGGATGATTGAGCCTGTACATAATATCCTGCGTCATTGGAATTACTTTGATGAGAAAGTGCAGTTTGGTTCTAGCTGGGTAAACATACATCCTCCCGGTGGTTGGACTGACGAACATCAACACGGCAGCGTTCCCTTGGTTGTTGTCTTGTATATTGAGCAGCCCGAGAACGGAGGCAACTTAGAAATATTTGATCCGTTGTTCTATAATTGGAGTGGCGGATCCGGTAGAACTCCAAATCCTTGGCGAGAGATAGTTGTCAAAACGGGCGATGTCATTATGTTTCCAGGATGGATACTACATCGTACTCAAAAGAACGCCAGCGATCAAGATCGAATCGTTGCCAGTTTCAATATAAAAACTTCTTAAATTGCAGTCACAAAAAAGCACCCTAGGGTGCTTTTTAACGACGTTTTTTAACTATTCGTTTTGCTGTTCGAGCTACAACACTTTTGGTTGCTCGCCATACTTTTTTTCTTGCCATCTTACTTTCTCTTACGAAGTTGACGACGAACAGCTGCCTTTACGCTTCCATTTTTTGCACGATATGCCATAATGTTCTCCCTTTTAAATGAACAAGTTCAGTATACTATTTATAAAGACAGATGTCAACCATAAATCTCTTGACCTTTTAGCCGTTCGGTGCTATAATATACACATATTAACAGAGAAGGCCATTATGCGCACACAACCTGAAATTATTATTCAACGGCTAGAAGCTGACAACAGTCGACTGGCAAAAGAAGCTATTCTAGCAGAAGCAATGGAAGAAGGACTTGATGAGTTCTTTGAAGGTGTCCGTATGTGTTTGGATAAGCTCTATGTATTCGGAGTCAAGCAGGTACCCATTAAAGAAGACAAGGGTGGGCAAGGACTTAGCTGGGATAACTTTAAAGAACTAGCAGACAGTCTGTACCGTAGAAGGATCACGGGGCATGATGCACGTGATGCTATCAAGCTGGCCATGGATGTTGCTACTCAAACACAATGGAACGACTTTTACCGTCGTATCCTTATCAAAGACCTACGCTGTGGTGTTAGTGAAAAGACCGTGAACACCGTGTCTAAAAAAGCTAAAAAAGCACAGTACGCGGTTCCTGTATTTGAATGTATGTTGGCACACGATGGCGCCAATCACGAAAAGAAAGTCTCTGGCAAGAAGCTGTTGGAAAAGAAGCTGGATGGTGTACGCTGTCTTACAGTTGTAGACTATGAAGCACGTACTGTTACCATGTACACACGTAATGGCAAAGAGCTAGTGAACTTTCCGCATATTGTCAAAGCCTTTGAAGATAACCTAGATAACTTTGCTCGCTCATACGTGTTTGACGGCGAAGTTATGAGCAACAGTTTCCAAGAGCTTATGAAGCAGGTGCATCGCAAAGACAACGTAGAGTCAGCTGATGCGGTGCTTAACCTGTTTGACATTGTTCCACTTGTAGAGTTTAAAGCTGGCAAGAGTGTGATGGGACAACGTCGACGCTCAAACTTCCTCAAAACCAATTTCAGCAAGATCTTTGCGGATGCAGGCTGCATTACCATTGTGCCACAGATCGAAGTAGATCTTGATACACTGGTAGGTGAAGTAGAGTTTCAGGACTTCAACAAGCAAATGGTTGAAGAGGGCTACGAAGGCATCATGATCAAGGACGTGGATGCGGCCTATGAGTGCAAGCGTAGTGTCAGCTGGTTGAAACAAAAACCCTTTATTGAAGTCAGCCTAGCTGTAACAGCAGTAGAAGAAGGAACAGGACGTAATGAAAACAAACTCGGAGCCCTTGTGTGCGAAGGCACAGACGACGGTAAAGCTATCACAGTCAATGTGGGCAGTGGTTTTAGTGACATTAATCGAGATGAGTTTTGGGTTGCTCGTGATACTCTTCCTGGGCAACTTGTTGAAGTCCGGGCTGATGCTATAACACAGAACCAAGACGGTACCTATAGTCTACGCTTTCCACGCTTCCTACGCTTTCGTGGCTTTAGAAAGGGCGAGAAGATATGAAAGAGTTCCTAGGATGGCTAGTGTGGGTATGGCGTAATTGGGAGCCTTGGCAAAAGCTGTGGATGGTGGGTGCAGCTTTTGCAGGAGCAGCGGTCTCTGCTTCGGAACCGTATAGGCCCTATCTATTGGCTGTGCCTATCACAATCTTTTTTGTGTATACATTTAAATGGGCTGTGTGGGATGGCGTTCGCAGCAGTTGGACTAAGTACAAAGCTCATCGCAATCAACTATTAACAACTATTAAAAACTCGGACGGTGGAACAGCGTAATGAATGAAAATGAAAACCTAGAATACAACAATGCAGAAGAAGCTGAAGTAGCGCAGATCGCTAGCCTAATTGCCAATCAGAATGCTGTGAATCATGTACGCCAGCAACTACTAAAAGAAGCACAAGAGCCCAGCGCAACCGAGTGTGAACAGTGTGGGGAAGAAATTCCCGAAGCACGTCGAGTAGCCGTGCCCGGGGTCAAGTACTGTATTTTCTGTAAGGCCAAGCGCGAACGCACTCTGGCACACGGTTAAGCCATCCAGCCCTTGACTGTTTGTTCTGCACTGAGGTCACAGGCCCAGTGCCATAAGTCATCTACATCTACATCAAACACTGAGTCAGGACCCGGAGCTCGAGCCACTAGCCAACTGCTGGCTTTGGTCCAGGGTTGATCACCTTCCATTTCAGCATCTAGCTGTCCCGGGCTCCAACTGCTGAGGCCTACGTAGAATCTATTGTGCTGTGGGTGACCCTGACGGCGCATGTCCCCGAACATGGCTGTGCTGGAACTCACTGCCCAATCTGTGCCTATGTTCATGGTGTTGTTGCAACTCCACTCTGAACTGTGTAACATCCAAAGGGTTGATGGTGCTGTGGGGCCTCCCCAGTACAGGGCCTGATCGGGCTGTACTTCTGCACCCAGGCCTTCAAGTAGATCGTTAACTGTGGTATCCCCTGCAGGCTTGTTTAGGCATATGGCCTGTGTGCCGTTTAGGCCGTGATAGGTAATAAGTAGAACTGCTTTGCGAAATCTAGGGTCGCTCATTGCAGGTGGCGCTATTAATAGATCCCCTGTTTGAAACATATTAACTCCAGTCAGGGAGTGGGCCACCGTATTTTTTGCCCATGATCTTTTTGCCACGAACTTTCACACGCTCTGAACCAATCTTGTGACTCTTGTTGCCGTCACGACTGCGATAGCCCTGACTCTTGCATGAGCTTAGGTTGCTGGCACCCAGAGCTGAATCGGGCTTACCGCTGGTACAAAGAGCACGGCTAGCAGGCTCTTCTTCAATGTCTCTATTGATGACTTCAAAGATTCTCATGCTAATTTTGCTCCGATCATGATACAGGCCACTAGAGCGTTTTTAACATCCATGTCATCTGCTTCTGAATTCAGTTGGTCACTGTAGGCTAGATCCTGCATGAGAGCCTGAAACTCTTCCATTGAGATCTCACCCGCTTGTGCTAGACTGGTAATTTCCATAGCAGTTCGAGCACGACTTTCTGCCCAAGGGCGACCACATGTTGATAACCATTGTAAATCCATTACCATCTCCCTAGTATAACAGCGGCAGCACGAGCACTCTGTTGCTGTAGTAATTGTTTCTTGATCCCGCAGTAAGCAGGGGATCCTTCCCCACGAGCTCGCCATTCACTAACAGTTTTAGCCATGGGCTCTGTTACTCGTATAACGTCTTTTTGCAGTGATCCTTTGCTTTCCGAATACAATCTAAACCATTCTAGCTCTCGAGCAATTGCTTGTGACTGCGGCAGTTGTGGCTGTGAGCAATCAATAGACTCTACCCTAGATCGAACATCTATGATGCTGCGGCTTTGATTGTCATCCCAGAAAGAAGGCACCCAGTTCTGTACAGAAGCACAGCCTGTGAGTAATAACACGGTGAATAATGTGACTAGTTTGTTCATATACATATTTACTCAATAGAGGATTTTAACAGGATTTTTTATCTGCTGAATCTCGTTGGGATAAGTACCAGCATGAGTCCCTGCAGCTCGAAGAGCTGCGAAGCAGCGCAAAAATTTCCAGGACACAGGACTATGCAATCAGTGTACTATCTCACTCATAAAGATACAGGGCGCCGCCTTAAATGGTACCGAACTCTGACTGGTGCCCGCATAGCACAACGCAGTCGTAATCATCGTCTGGGCTTCATAACTCGTGTAGAGCGCATAGTAACAGATAACGTAGAGAGTGAGTTATGCACAACAGTAGATAACCTTACAATGATAGCAACTTACACTATAGTAGAAGACTCACTGGACAGCACACTGGACAGTATAGTAGACCACACTTAAGGAGAACACAGTAATGATATTGGAAATATTCTTATATGGCTTTATATCATCATTTGGTTGGTGGACCAGTAATCACTATATAATAGAACCTTACTTTCCACCTAAGATTGAGGATAAGAAAAACAATGGATAACAGATTCACAGCATTAGTAGTAAGCATAATCGTAGTACTAGCATACTGGGCAGGTTACCTAGTGGGAGTAAGTCAATGCGTATAGAACCCACAGCTATAGTAACAACAGCAGTTACTAGCACAGTAAAGCAAGTGGGCGATCGAGTAGAAACTGCTCGTACACAATGGGTAAACGTGGCGGGCAGAATGGAACAACAGACTGCTTACTATTACTATACAGTCTACGATCGGACTGGGAACATAGTGGGCACACACGGTGCAAAGGACAAGGGTCAAAGCCTGGATCAAATGGCATAATGTGTATTAAAGTGTGGGTATAGTGTAGGCCCCGCTGCAAGAGTTTGTGTATAGTGTGCGTATAGTAGAATTAGAGTAGGGAATGGGAATCAGGTTGGCACCATTCTAACTATGCCTCATAAGCCATTCTTCAAGAAAGTGTGAAAAAGTGCAAAATTGTGTGAAATCTGCACTCAAACGATTCATATGGCCATATTTACAGGTGTCTATACGCTGGCCCCAACTGTTTTTCTACTATAATCCACACTATTATCTACAGTAGGTCACAGTATCGCAGCAGCGACTATCTAACTGTGTTCACTGTGTAACCACACTAGGCCCCGCTGCGTGGTATTGCATATATACTGTGTACAGGATTCTTCTACTATGAGATCTACACTATACGCTATATGCGATGACTTACTGTTATACACTGTGTTACTAGTGTGTACATGTGTGTGTGCGTTTGGTTCTGGGCTGATCATAGGCTTGATCTGGGCTGTAACACTGTAGGCCCCGCTGCGTAGTATTAGGGTTTCGGCCAAAATATCAGTTGACAGACCGCTAGTTGTGTTATATAATATACACATGCTTAAAAAGAAGCTGTTAAGTAGGAGCCGAGATACTATGACATTACCAGATGAAAGATACCGTGCTGTAAAGTATGCACAGGAGTTCTTATCACGACTAGCGGGTGGGCAATATGCCCGTGTGCCCAAGGCAGTTCGAGATGAAGCTCGCAGCATACTCAGACACTATCCGAATAGCTGGGATATGCAGCAGGCAGCAGAGGGCTCTCCCACAGTGTTCCAGGAACGTATGGAACCCTTATATAGAATGGTCAAGCAGCACGAACAAGATAACACTGTATAACAAATTAGCGACTGTGGTGAAATAGGTAGACACAAGAGACTTAAAATCTCTCGCTTTCGGGCATCCCGGTTCGATTCCGGGCAGTCGCACCAAGTTAGTAGGGCCTCTAGCTCATGTTGGTTAGAGCAGTGGACTCATAATCCATTGGTGCCGTG